CGCTCAAGCGTGTTGTAGGCCTTTTCGATTTCTGCTGCCGGGTACAACTTCCGGTTCATCACAATATCGTCCACGACAGGCGTGATGCCGCGAACCACGATATGTGGCTTGCCGTCGATGGTTTCAGTGGTGATGTTTGAAGCGGAGTTGACGACGGTCAGCACGTTCACGCGGTTGCGTTTCATGCTGGGTCCTCATTGGTGGATTTCAGGCAATAAAAAAGGCCGTCGAAGCGACCTTGTTTAAAGTATTTCTTGGAATTTACTGGGATATTCAACTCGCTTCCATATGGATGAAAAGTAATCTCGATACTCTTCGTCATCACGAGCATCACCACTACCGCCCCAGTAGTAGGCTGAGTTTTCACTTATGATGTTAATCACATCAGTTTCAAGTTTTGAAGCAAAGGACTCGTCTGGGACTATAACATTGATGGCGTCTAAAAGGTCTAGAGCACCCGTGCGCAAACACCATTCTCTCTCCCATGTGTAGTCCAAGCCAAACGGCCAGCCAGGTTTAATATCCATGGGTAAATGCGGAGCGAAGCGCCATTTTAAACTTGGCGGTAATTCCTTCTTATCTTCATATGACCCGTAGATTACCGGTCGACCTCCATACTCATAAATTCTTTTTTTAACGAATTTGAAACCAAACGGCTGATATCTAGATTGATCCCACTCACTAAAATATTCTGGAGATTCAGTAAAACAGATAGATTCAACGTCGGCGGTCATCTTCGCACTTCCCGGCTTGAGAAATCCATCACGAAGAATTTTTAGAAATGTTTTATATGCAACATCGTAATTGATCTCCTTCTCGCCTTTTATATAGGGATTTGCTCTAACCCAATGATAAAGATACCCGGAACTGTCTATTCGTTTACTTCGCATAGCTCACCCAAACGAGTTGTTTGGATGTAATTTATAACACTGACATCCTTATTTCTATCCACGGAATTTAAACTTCTTTCCACTGCTCCCTTTCTATCGCCAATTTATCCGCCAGCCCCTCATTGAAGATGCTGCCGTCTTCATTGAGCAGCGCCGGTATTTGGCTGCAATAGCAGTTGTACCGGTTGCCGCTCTCAGCGTAGAAGTCTCGCACCTCTTCGGTGGTGTATACCTTGCCGTGACGGCTGGCGTGCCAGGTACGCGTCGTTGGTTTGAGCGCTGATAGCCACAGCAGGCCGGTATTCAGTCCCAGCCGGTCGGCTGCCCAGTCCGTTTCGTTCCACTGCGCTTGCCGAAGCGCGCCGACCTGCTCAGTCTGAGCGATGGTCTTCGCCTTCGACATCGAAACATCGAGGCGCTTGCTGATAACGCCGGCCGTCTCGCGAGGATTCACCCCACGCGCGACCGCATCGGTGATGATGTTGGTCAGATCGCCGCGGGCAGTATCGCTGATGACCTTCCAGTCACTGAACGTTGTCAGCCTTGCCGCCGCCACCTGATTAAGGTGACCTGGGCTACTTAAAAGCTGCTGTAGCGTTGTCTGGCTGGCGTACACCTGCGACTGCTGCGAGAGGTTGTTGAATTCCTCCAGCGTGCCGCGCTGCGCTTCTGCGACGACGTAATCCATCGCCCACAGGTTTTGCTCGCCACCCTCCAGCAGGTAATCGTCGAGAATCGACTGCACCGCTTTCAGCAGTTCAGTCAGTTCCTGATCCGGCATGTCATAGATGAACCTGCCGGCGTTGACCTGGTAGAGCCTTAAATCCTCGCCGTGGTCGTGGCAGAGGAAGTGCCAGTTATGGCTGTTTACCTCACGCTCTCGCCCGGTCAGCCGCTGGTCGAACAGAGCTTTTAGGGCGCGCTTGATGCCGAGATAGCGGTCTTCGATATCCCGGAACATCGAGGTTACCTGCTTTGCCGATCGGGTCGGGTCAACCTTGCTGCGCGGAACTATCGGCAGCCCCACCATTGCCGTCTGTTCTGGTGTCATCGGCCAGTGGATCATCGGTAGTCACCTTTTCGTCAGGTTTCGGTGGTTCTTTTGGCTCCGGCAGCGGGTCAAGCCCCACAATCTCGCGCAAATCATTTACGGTAAACGGCGCGTCTCCACCATAGTAAGGCGTGGTTTTCTGCACGATGTCAGCGAGTTTCGAGGCGTTCTCGATCTTCTCTTTCTCGCCGGGCGCTAGCAGGTCGCTCCACGAAATGGTGACCTCGCCTTTGGTCGGCGGGTCAATAATCCCAAGCGTCCAGAAGCGTTCCAGCAGCGCGGTGATCCGGTCCGTAAGGAAGCCATTGCGCCGAGTATTACGGCGGATAGCCCAGTCCGTTTTATCCTCATCGCTCGCCAGCCGACCAGTCTGCTGACCGAACAGGATGGTGAACGGGATTTGCACGGAGGCTGCCAGTTCGTTCGCAGTGACTTCCCAGGTCGGGCCCGGGTCGCCTGGCGTAACACTCAGAACGTGCATCTGCCCGGCCTGCATCACGGCGGCAGCATCTGTGCCACGGTTAAGCTTGTTGACCTTGTCGCCCATCGCTTCGCCGAGATCGGCATAGCCAGCCTTCTTAGCCTGGTCTGCCAGCGTGTTCATGTCGGTTTCTTTGCTGAATTCGACGGCAATCTGACGGCTGGCGTTCTTCAGTAAACCCTCAGCGCCACCGCCGGAAATCTTCTCGATATAGAGGCCTTTGTTGAAACCAGCCTCCAGCAGCGGGATGCCGGACAGAATGTTGTCGTCTTCAGATCCTTCGCAGAACAGGATAACGCGGCTCGGATGTACCGGTTCTCCGCGCATCGGACCGACAAAAGGCTCATCACCAACCGGCTGCTCGTTGAAGTTGAACATCTTCGGCTGGCCGAACGTTTCAGACTGACGATTGTTATCCCATTCGGCGACAGTTAACTGCGGCTCCCATACCGGAATAAGCTTCACCAACGCTGACTGACCCATGGATTTCACCAGCTTGGCATCTACCGGATCACTCCATGGCTTATTGTCTTTAACCTGCAGCAGCAGAGCTGAGTATCGCCCCACCATATTGCGGCGATCGGCATCCTTCACCTTCGGCCACAACTTCTTCATGAACTTGGTGACTTTCTTTTCCCATGCGTTTGTTTTCTCCGCCTCCTGCGCTTCATCACCGTCAACAATGACCGGATAGTCCTGCCAGCAACCATCCAGCAGGCGATGCACCACAGCGAAGCCAGCGGCATTGCGGCGGTACATGTTGTAGAAGTCGTTGAAGGTGATCTCGCGCGGGTTGCCAAATTCATGGTAAAGCGTCGGTCGCTTCGTGTTGCCGCCACCGATGCCGATAGCATTCAGGTAATTAGCTCGCCTTATTTCAGTGGCGAGGTTGTTCACAGCCAGTTGAAGGCCGTTATCATGTTCGCTCACTGGCGATGCTCCTTAGAAGAATACTGTGCCGACCTGCTTGCGGTTGTTCTTCGTCACTGCGAAGTAACGGAAGCCGTCAGCACCGTGTGAGGTGGCGTCATGGAGAGGTTTGTCTTTCCAGCAGCCGCGCTTGTCGTCCCACTCTTTCCGGTAACCCTCAAGGTGGGATATACCCTCAGAGCATTTTTCCTCGTCAAATACACAGCGCGGAAGGATTTCACGGGCCGACTCAATGCCAGTATCAATTCCGGCTTTCTGAACAACTTTGAAATTCAGGGAGTACATCTGACCGTCAATCTCGTACCCCTCACGCGCCAGCTCTTTGCGTGACTTAGCATCAGCAGCGAACTCGCGGTTTTCAATGTCGTGTGGGCCCCAGTGCTCGCCGTACTCGTAGCCGCGGTCTTTCAGCACCTTCAAGTAGTGCCTCAGTCCTTCGCCAGAGTTTTCGTAGTAGTCGATGATATGGAACTCTTCGCCGACCTCGCGAACGAACCAGATCGCCGTGGAGTCACCCACACCGATATCCCAGAACGTGTGTACCGGGAGGTGCGAGTTATCAGGGATTTGGCCGATCCGCTTGTTGGTGTAGAGCCAGCGGAACTGTTTGGCGTAATACGCGCCCTCGACAGACTGCTGGAACGCCTCGGCCGGAATGGTCGGGTACTCTCGCTTCATGTCGTCGCCGAGCGTTTTCTCTTTGGCGTAGTACCAGGCTTTCTGGCGTTCGTTGACTACTACGCCGTGCTTCGCCTCCATCTCAGCGAAGTATTCCAGCAGGCGCACCGGCAGAGACTCTACCAGGTCGATTGCGTACTGTGGATTCTTCCACCAGGAGAAGAAGAAAAACTTCCAGTCCAGCGCGGATAAGGGCTTGCCCTGCAGCAACGCTTTCTCTGCTGTCTGGCAGTAATCGAAGAAGTAACCCGCCCGGCCCTCGGCTGTGCTCTCGATAGTAGCGAAGCATCCAGTCGATACCGCCTCAAATGCACCAGTGACGATTTCACGGGCTTTATCCGGATACTTGGCGCATATCTTCCCGAACTCTGAAACGTGCAGGTAACGCAGCGTACCGCCACGAAATGACGTACTGACGTAGAGTGATCCGCCCTTCTTGAAGACGAGCTCGCCGGAAGAGTCATTACTAGCCGGGTTGGCCGCCTTTATCTCAGTCGGCAGCTTGTCGTATGCGTATTTCACCTTTTCGCGGAACAGACGCTTTGCGTCATTCAGCGTATGGGCAATCAGCGCGCACTTAGCCGACTAGAACAGGGCAGCGTCGAGCTGGATGATACACACCTCAGTCGTGAAGCCGAGCTGGCGAGCTTTCAGGATGATGTTTCGGGTGTGGATCCCCTCGAAGTATTCCCGCTGCTCAGGTGTCATCCTGAACCGCGTAGGCTTTCCCTCTTTGTCGGTGATCCAGTAGAGATTGTTCAGCCGCCAGTCTTTGTCGCTCAGCAGCTTGAGGTGCTCAGGTTTCATTAAGCCCCCTGAGACAGTGAATCCATCAGGTCAGATATTGAATCAACAACGTGCTCTGTTTTCACCTGCTCACGGAATGCCTGGATGTCGATATGCTTACCAATCAGCTCGAGGTTCTTCACCTTATCAGGCCACTTTATTTTCTTGAGCAGCGCGGCTGTGTTTCCCTCGGCTGACATCTCCACGACATCCAGACCGGATAGCGTCGTCCTCCAGACCTTCGGCCACTGAGAAACCGGCTTGAGCTCTCCGGTCGAGATCAGGATGTCCAGCACGTCCATCTGGTCTATCTCAACGAGACGATTCAGGACGTATGTCGCATTTATACCAACCAGATCATTGCGTTGCGCTTTAAGTTCGGCAATTCTGGACTGGATGTCAGGTTTTGACAGGTTTTCGGACGCAGTGCGGTTAGCTGTCTTTGCGCTGTACCCCGCCCGAATAGCCGCTTGCGTGGCGTTTAAATCGATGAGGTACTCGCGACAGATCATTTCTTGCTTGTCGGTGAGTGCCATGTTTATTCCAAGTTAAAAGGAGTTTATATGTCTACAGAATCACTTCTTGATGCGATGCTAAAACATGATCGTTTTCATAATCAAAATGCGATGGTTCCAGGAATAGCCCAAAGAGCAGTTGATAATGGGTACGACAGCCTAACCGCAAAGCAACAGGCTGTTTTAGACCCTTTCTTAACCGAGAAATGTGATGGAGTAACCAACCCGGGAGGACATCATAACGACTGCCAAGTCATCCTTGAGGGTGACGATCTCGAAAGTGCTATTGAAAATGAAATGTATTATGGAGGGCTGCTATGCCCTTCATGCGTCGACGAGAAGGAGCATTACAAGGCTGAATGGGAAAGAATTCAGCGCGAGTAATTCATAACCATTTTTATATTTGGCGGCCTGATCTATCGGCGTGGTCGCCTCTGTTTCGGCTAATCTGCCATCTCGTTTAACAGTTCCTCTGCCAGCACTGGCGTGAATTGCACGCGCTTCACATCGGCCGGAGCAAAATACAGCCACTCGCCGGTCTCCGTCGCCAGCGGCACAAAGCCATTAACCAGTTCAGGCTGACGTCGAGACATCTTGCCCATGAAGGTTTCGCCGGTTTGGGTGGTTAGCGTGATTTGGTAGATGTCGGACATTGAGAGCCTCTTTATCCGCTTATGGGGATATTGCCATTACGATGGGCCTACCCATGGTGATGGAAACAAAAAACCGCCCGGAGGCGGTTAATCTGAAAGACCAAATTTCTTTTTTGCGTAGGATTTTAGTAGCTCTACGCCTACATCTTTCAAGACCGATAATGGTTGATCGCTTATGCTTTTTAATTTTTCAAAAACGTCCTGTTGTTGCAGCGTTTCTGCAAACTCCTGACCGGATGACGTAAGCCTAATATTAGCCGACCACTCTCCGATTTCATTCAGCCCAATCACAAGCCCCAGCTTCTTAGGATCACCTTTTTCAAGGAAATGATTACTTATGTACCCCCTTTCTATCAGCTGGTAATAGTGAAAAAGCCCTTTATCACTGCTTATTTCGTATCCAGCTGCTTTGAGGTCAGTAGCGGCTATCAATGGGCCATCTGCACTAATAAAGACACCCAGCATTCCCTTCAAATAATCAAGATCAGTCTGCATAATCTCTCTCCGTACCCGATAAAGGAGATAAGCTTACCCTCTCAAGGTTTCACCTTCACTGGTTTGAACACTGATCTTTGATGTATTCCTGCAAATAGCCGACCTGGTTTGTCACTGTGACGATTCGCTCTCTGAGAATGAAATAATCCCGTTCAGCGGAGTCAGTAAGTCTGGGGCTGGTAGCATCGCCCATGCCGCCGGTGCCGGTGGCTCCGTTCGCGGGACATTTTGCGTTGATGTGCAGCCCGCACTTACCAGTACTAACGCAACGCTGCAGATCATCAAGCTGCTTTTTCGCATCAGCCAGTTCTCCGGTGTATTTAGCATCCAGTGCAGCGACATCGCGCTGGCGGGTCTGCATGTCTTTGATGGTGGCGTTCGCCAGGCTGAGTTTCCCAGTGGCTTTATCGCGCTGGTCTTTGTAGGTGATGGCGTTACCGCGGTAGTGGTTTATCGCCCAGGCCATTGAAACCAGCAGGCAGATAACGACAGCACAGATGATGGCTGCTAATCGGCTCACTGATCTATCCCCCAGCACGCAAGCGCGCTTTCCTGATCACGGCGTTCAACCTGACCGTAGCAGCCGTTCTTCTGGCCCTTGGTCAGGCGACAATCCCGGCCCCCGTCTTTAATCCACCAGCGTATAGCCTCACAGGCACCTTTCCGGTCTCCGGCGTTAATTCGCTGATAGAACGTCGACGGGTAGCACTTTCCGGGACCAATGTTGTATGGACAGAACGATGCGATGCCAACTTTCTGCGGCTCTGTCAGAGGCACTTTGATATTCCGGTCGACCCAGGCAAGCGCTTTATCACGCTCAATGGCGTTGACCTTCTTGCATTGCGCCTCGGTAGCGGTCATACCCTTTACGACACGTTTGCCGTCGATAACTGTCACGCCATGGCATAGCGACCAGACGCCACCTGGATCCATCACAGCAACAAGAGCGTTACCTTCCTTCTCACTGATGAACTGGTCAAACAGCATTGGTGCTGATGCTCCAGCAGCTATTAGGGAGAGCATGGCGGCGCTGAGTTTTGTTCTTGTCGATGCCATGTTAATTATCCTGTGGTGGTGCGGTGATGTAGCCCTTCTTCAGGGCTTTCTCGTATGCCTTGGTCTGGCGTCTTTTGAAGTAGAGGTTGGTCAGGTATGTGGCTATACCGATAAGAAAACCGCCAATCACCGCAACCTTGTTCCAGTCGAGGTCGTGCAACCATTGCAAAATGCCGCCTCCACAAATAAGACTGCCAGACACGCAATACGAGAATGCGGATGCGATTTTGTCAGGCATATATCGGATCATCTCTTTCTCCTCGCGTATTGGCGGGAGCTGTGTGTAATGGGTCAGGCCCTCGGGACGATTTAACAAGTAGGCGTGTCGATGATGGTTCCCGGAGCCTGAAATAAAAAACCCGGCGACAGACCGGGAAGATGAGTGTAAGGCAATGTCGGCTCTCTGGCCGAAGGGTCCCAGGTAGTGGGTTCTGGTGCCGGGCAAAGGAATCGAACCTCTGACGCGCAGCTTACAAGGCTGCCGTTCTGCCACTGAACTAGACCGGCGAATTTGGCGGGACAGGAAGGATTTGAACCTTCGACAACTCGGTTAACAACCGAACGCACAACCGCTGTGCTTCTGACCCTGAAACTAAAAGCCCCGGAGATATGGGAGGGCTGGATTGAAATATTGTTTATTCCTCTCCCCCTAATTGGCATAAATCCTAATTAGCGGAACAATGACGGCATGAGGTTGTTCAAAACGCTCTCATATTCGATATTGGCTTGGGAAATGTATTAAACACTAATAGTAAGGCCGCCAATGAAACGTTTTTTAACCAACCTTTTCTCCAGCTCAGAAAAGCGAATGAAGCGCGAATATGCTGATAAATTTGCTTGCTACGAGGTTCAGCTTTCGGAGTATGGCTGCTCACTACTCAACCTTCCGGCTGCAATGGCCGATCTTGCTAAAGTGGTAACAAACAAGACGTTAAAAGAGTGCGAAGTTGATTCCGTACTTTTCAGGCAAAAGTTTGAATATCACAACTTTGCTCTAACAAGCAGTTATACGCATATGGCCGAAATGGACTATTCCGGGCAGGAGTTGATCGTGCGGTATTGTATACGCCATCCATTAGAAGCATGCTTAACCAGCGCCGCTGCTCTAGAGCAAATCATCCCTAACGCTCGCGAGATGGGGTGCAGCTTTTATCAAGCCATTGAGGCCGCCGCTGTTGCGTCTAATATGACGGTTGAAGAGGTGTTTGGCATACACCAGCCTCTCTGATTAAAAACAAAAACCCGCTCAATGGCGGGTTAATACAATTTAGGTATGATATCAGATTTACATGAAACATATGCGTTTCAATCCAGTTTTGCAAGACTTGAATCCAAATTTGTCGCCTTTTGTTGTGAACGTGATCGTGTAACCTGCAATAAAGCCCCGCTATCCAGTCGCAGGAATATACGTCGCATCTCAACCCAGCGGTCCGTAAAGGTCTCTGACCAGTTCTTTGGTGTTACGCCAACCAGCGACGCCAGCGCCTGATATTCGTATGTCTCGCGTCCTGCCAGCTCCGCTTTGACGTCCTGCGCCGCCAGCCAGATAAGTTTCTTCAGGCGCTCCAGCGTCTTGCTGGCCACCTTCTTCGCGCCGAGCTATTCCCGGAACTCTGCCCACGCCCACTGGGTGATCGCCACCTGGTACTCGAAACGGATATTCTCGCTGTAGTTCCACAGCAGCCACGCTTTCTGGTGTTCTTCCAGCGATAGCACGGCGCGGCGCCAAGATGTGGTCACGAACTCAACCGGGCCCACCAGCGCGATGGATGAGCCTTTGGCGCGGGACTGGCTGCCGCTCATCGGCGGGCCGTCCGGGTTAACCATGCGCTGCTTATCCTTGTCGAATACCTTTTTTCGCCCCCGGCTGCGTGCCGTCGCAGTGAATTGCGCGTTCTCGGCGAAGGCAACCAGCTGCCCTTTCGTCGCCCCGCTCAGATCTGCGGTCGCCACAATGAGCTGCTGACGTACGTATTCCAGTTGCTGACTGTTCATGCGGCTTCCTTCTGTGACTGGTTGGTTTTGGTCCGGCTGTGGTTTGCTACTGGCGGCATGCTGGCTCGCTTAACGCTTTCTGCCTGGTACCGCAGGAATTCGGCGTGGTTCATGCGGACTCCCTCTGTTTTAGTGCTTTGAGCTTGGCGCGGTACTCATCGCGGATCCGAATGAAGTCTTCACGGCGGTAGTTGGTCATTTCGTGGGAGCCGTTGAGCCAGTCGACGTAATCCTGCCCGTAACGAGCGACCAGGCCAGCTTCGTATTGCTGCGCGACCGTCGCTTCTTTGGCGGTGTACTTGCCAGATCCGGCGTTGCAGGATTTGCACTGCTTATGGGCGTTGCGCTCATCAAATCGCAGTTCAGGGTTAGCGCCGATCGTTTTGAAGTGGCCGCAGTCCCACTGGCCGCCATGCAGATCAGGTGGATTGGTCTCGCCGCAGCTTATGCATGGCAAACCAGCATCACGCGCGCGGATGTAGGCGTTGAATGCCTGCTGAGCCTGGGCTTTGTAGTAACCGGCAGGCCGAAGCTCTGCCAGCCGCTCCTTGCGGCGTTTGCGCCCAGCCTTCTCTGCCTCTCTCTGTTCACTGATCCGCTTAGCGGCCTCTTTCACCTTCTGCTTTGCCCTCAAATCCAGCGCGTAGATGGCGCCATGTTCAGGGCAGCACCACCAGACATTATCGAAGGTGGCAGTGAACTTCTCTTTGCATACCTTGCAGGTGCGACGGGTAGGTTTACGCATGACCTCTCCTCGCCGCGAGACGCAGCCATTTCTGATCCACCAGGCGGGCTGTGTAGTCTTTCAGTGTCGGGATGTCGGACGACTTAACCACTGGCTTACGGTTGCGGCGCGCCGGAACGCGGAAGATTTCGTTGGTGATGACGCGTGAAAGTGGAGTTGACATCAGGCCTCCTGCTTATCGCGCAGCTGCTGGTACTCACAGCTCTGCGGGATGGTCAGGTGGCAGCCGATGTTCATCGCCCAGGATTCGACTTTGCACAGGAATATGTATATTTCACCGGTTTCCAGCTCAGACGTATGGCGGAGGGATTGCACGGAGGTGACCTCGCCGGACACAACGTCTACGCGGTCTTTGCTTTCGTAGCCGAGATAGGTGTGCTTCATCGCGTCTTTGACCCACTCGGGTGTAGCGAAGGTCTTGCCGCGGGCGATGAGGTAATCGCTGATTTCCGTGTACCACATGTGACTGAGCGAGTTCTGCGACAGGCTGCGCTTCTCGCGCCATGGCTTAACCTGCAAGCGGAAGCATTGCCCGGCATCCAGCAATGGCTGAATCTGCTGGCCGATGGCCGCGAAGTTTCCGCGATGGAGTTTGATGCCGTCTACTGGCAGAGTCATACGACCTCCTTAACGGAAACCGCAGAATGAAGGAGATCTCAGGTGCCGTTAAGCATCTGTGACAAGGTGAGGAGTTCAGATTGTGGTCGCATTTAAGTCCCCTTAAATGCGCAGAAGTCACCGGAGTTGTTCAGGCTCCGATGACTTAATTATGGAGGATTGATTATGGAAAATCAAACAGTAAAGCATGATTAGAGCGTCGATATGATATACACTCTTTATGGGGAGATAAAACTCCTTTAAAGCCCTCCAAAAATACAATAAACCTTGCCCCCATATTTTCAAACACATCCAAAATTATCAAACAAAAAGAAACAAATGAGATCTAAGATTTCTTATTATTAATTTCCCCCAATTTATCTATGCCATCGTTAATAAATGAATCAGCTGTTTTTATCTCTTCTTCTAAGTCCAATACCCTTGTTGACTTTTCTTTTATTTGCCTTGCCTCAATTTCAATAAGCTCAATTATTTTGTTCTTATATATTTCGTACAATTCGCTTCCCGCAGAATGTTCTTTCAATTGTGCCGAATAGAAGGTATGCTTATCTTTAACATCATTTAGCAGGGAAGCCACTGCTTCTTCTTTCAATTTTATCTTTTTGCTTTTAATAATTTCTACAATTATTATTGCCGCTATAGTACATACCCCGCCACAGATCAAGGGTATTATATATTCATAGTCCTTTGAACCATTATAAGATCTGTAAATAAATACAGATAGTGAGGTCAACCCACCAGTGATACTTGGTGAGTATATATCCAATAGTTTTTTAATAGATACAATATTCATTTGAGACCTATACTATCTAATCTATTGGATGTTAACTCGTAGACTCCTTTCAAGTTATTAGATACCGTAACAATATGATTTAATAAATTAACAAAAAATAATTCACTAACATCACCAACCAAAGGAATGCCATACTCAAAAAACAAATCATCCTCTTTCAAAGTAGCATATCTTACAGTGTTACTTCCTAAATTCAAGAAATTGACCACTGAATTCGCACGACCTCCTTTATTCATTACACCATCATCGAATGTTACCCAACCATAAATTCGTAAAGAAGCTTTATCTTTATCAAGTTTGATATATAAGCGCTCATCATTTTCCACTTTGATATCACCATCACTTTGAATAACAAACTTAAAATCATTCTCAGTGAGAAGGGTGGCAATTGTTTCATTACTTAATTCAGATAGTTTAAGTGTCATGCTATACTTTCCTTTGAACAGTAAACAATTAATTTTGCATATTTTCATTTATTAATCAATACCATATATAGGAACATTATGTTTAAAATAACTTTACATTTAGTTGTAACTTAAACTCACACCATCCCGTTCGACTTGTTGCGGTTGTACTTCGCCTGAAGCAGCTGGATCGGCGTTGGCCCGTGCTCGGCAGCCGGTGCTGCAATTGACCGGCGGACTGGCTTACCCTCAGCGACACGCCTCTCCCACATATCCAGCAGATCGCCCGCCTCGCGTGCCAGCTCGCCATGAGTTAACTGGCGCTCTGTGCTGCGGTGCCGCAGTTCTACGCAGATGTGGTACATGACCGGCTGCGACCACGGGAATTGCTCGCTTGAGATGAACTCGAACGAGCGGTTACGCCATTCCCAGTATTCGGCGATCACCTGGTCAACGGTGATTCCTAGCGCCCCGCCGCTCTGCTTGCACCAGGCGACGAACTGGCCCGGAGATGGCAGGAATGGACGCTCCTGGCGGCGGGCAATGCGCATACCGGCATCGACCTGGGCCACTGAGTGGATCCCGTTCTCCTGAAACGCCAGCAGCCACTGACGGCGGAATTAGTTCAGGTCGTCCTGGGTGCGGAAGTTCGCTATGCTGTCCGGGAACGCGGCGCGCAGCTCGTTGAACAGCTTGTTGAATACCTGCGCCACCTGCTCGACTGGCGCGCGCTCCTGGTACTGCTCTGGCAGGTTATGGGCCATGCGGCTCATCTGCTCGCGGTCGTGGTTACGCATCTGCTCTGCAAGAGATTTCATCGAATCACCCCGTAGGCCCAGTCAGTGTTGTTGAAGTCCAGATCTGGCTTGGCAGCGCGCTGCTCACCTCCGGTGTTACGCTGCATCGTCAGCTTGTCCCACTGCTTACGCAGGCTTTCAGGGCTAAGGATGTTGGTCTGCCAGAAATCCCAGTCATACAGTGCGCAGATGTCCTGGTGCGACCGGTTGTCGATCTGTCGCATCAGGCGAACGTTGTTAGACCAGGAGGTCATGTCCGGGGCTTTGCAGGTTGGGTTAATCAGCTTCACCCTGGTGGAAATCCACTGGGCGGTTTTTAGGTCTTCAGCCGATCCCCACTTCGCACAGGATGGCGTGTAGACCGCAGCTTCAGGATGAGCTGATAAAAATTTCTTCAGACGTGCGTCAGAGGATTCGTCAGAATTTTCTGACGAAGATCTTTTAATACTGTTCTTGTTCTTGTATTGGGTGTCTACCGTTTTCGGGAATTTTCTTCCCGTTTCCGGTTTGTCTAAAATCCAGGCTGAAAGGTCAGTGTTTACACCGACGATTTTCATCATGCCCTGCTTCTGTGAAAAGATGATTTTGCGTTCTGCGAGAGACTTAAGCGCGTCCGATACATGCGTATCGCTCAAGCCCGTAAGCTCAGCAATAACCGTATTTGTCACGCGGTCCTGTTTCTTGTTCCAGCTGTAGGTAAGCCAGATCACCGTCTCAAAGCATTGCCATTCCCGACCTGACAGTCTCAGGCGAGGTTTAAGCTGTTGGATCTCGTTAGCGACCTTGGTATACCCGTTCGACAGGTCGGCCATACGACCTCCCGGTTGTTCGGTATTGTTTGGGAAATTGATAATTTCAGCGGTGTTTGACATACTTACTCCAGCAAAGAGTCCAAACGATTTGCACCAGAAAGTCGGTTCTGTTCGCGCAGACTGGCTTTCGCCATTTTTGTAGTTCTCACATAACCCCCAACATCGAAGTGACCATCGTCATCAGAGGCCCTACCTGCTCCGGCATGAGGCGGAAAAGCGACGCTATACCCTCGCTCACCTCTTTCAGCTTCTGATGCTCTGGAGCGTCCAGCAGCACGGCCTGTTTAGCCTCTGCGAGTTCTTTCTCGGCTTCAGCCAGACGAGACATTTTGCAATCGGCACCGATCAGGCGAGTGCGATACTCAACAGGCAGCACGGCCATGATTGCGGGCGTCAGCTGGCGCACGTTCTCGCGGTACTGCTCGGAGTCGAAACGGTTATCTAGGAAGCGAAACAGTTTCTGGCGCGCCCGGCTGATGTCTTCCGGAAAGTTGATGGCGGTCCCGCCCTGCTCCCGGTATTCGTTGATGATCAACGCCGAAACGACGTCCTGATTGTCCAGCGCCGACGACCATGCCCGGACCGCATCGCGGATCTTTTAGTGGTCCGGCGCCGCTTTAGCTTGAGCACGGTTTATCATCGCTCCAGTGTGTATTCCGGTATTGTGTTGATAAGCAAGTGAATGCATTGCTTTCCCTTTCGTGGTTAGAGCCGCCGTTAAGCGGCGTTATTGTCGGCCGGTGACGGGAACAGCGTCGGCAAGTCACGGCGAATCTGGTATGCCTGAATCTCGCCACCAGTTGCTTTTACGATGCTGTTCACATGCTCCGGGGAAACCTTCGCTTTGTTGTGTAGCCACTTGTAAATCACTTGCTGCGACACTGCGCACGCTTCACCAAGGGCTTTTTGAGAGCCGACGATAGTGATAGCGGTTTTAATGGCTGGGTTCATAACAACCTCCATAGTCAATATGAACGAAAAGTAAAACTATGGTTGTATCCAGTCAACAACCATTTTCGTTTGATGGAATAAAACCATGGTTGTACATTGCGCGTATGAAAACGACACTCGCTGAAAGATTGAAAGAAGCCAGGACATTACGAGACCTTACGCAAAAGGCTCTCGGGGATCTGGTTGGGGTGAGCCAGGCGGCTATCCAGAAGATAGAAACAGGAAAAGCCAACCAGACAACGAAGCTGGTTGAGCTGGCTAATGCGTTAAAGGTAAAGCCTGAATGGTTGAGTTCCGGGGAAGGCGCTATGCTTCTCACTGGGAAGGATGAAGCCATCCCACCGTCTGATCAGTGGGGAACCGTTGAGCCTTGGGATAATTCAACCCCATTACCTGGTTACGAGGTAGAAGTGCCATTTCTAAAGGATATTGAGCTGGCCTGTGACGATGGGACGTTCCATCGCGAAGATTACAATGGATATAAACTCCGCTTCTCAAAAGCGACTCTGCGACGAGTTAATGCCCACAGAGAGAGTGTTATCTGCTTCCCCGCACATGGGAATAGCATGGAGCCAGTTATTCCGGAAGGCACGACTGTCGCTATCAATATCAACGACAAAAAGATTGTGGACGGAAAGGTTTACGCCATCAGTCAGGATGGATGGAATCGCTTAAAAATACTTTACCGTGTGGGGCCGAACAGGCTGAGTATTCGCAGCTTCAATCATGCCGAGCACCCAGACGAGGAAGCAGATCTTGATAGCGTCCAGATAATCGGAAGAATGTTTTGGACCTCAACAATATGGTAGGGAAGCAGCTATGAAAAAATTTTTATTGGCACTGGCATTACTGGCTCCATTAGCGGCAACGGCCAAAGAGTCAGTTCTTGATCACTTAAAGCAATCGCCATCTGTGATATGTAAAGACCACGCTCAGCCAAGTCAGTGCAAAGTGGCAGTACAAGCCACAATGCTAGCGGTTTATAATTTCACTTCGCTTGATGCCGGATGCGAGAGCAGCTCTGACGAAGTCAAAGCAAGAATGAACAATGAGTTGAAAGCGCAGTGCGCGGCAGCCAAAGAAATCTCCGACTACTTTAAAAGTCAAAACCAGTAAATAACCATCACCTCATAAAACCTCGCTCAGGCGGGGTTTTTTATTGCCTAAATCCTGTCAACAGACATTTTTTAAAATAACCCCCTTTCAAATACAATCAAATAAAACCAAAGCAACCCAAAATACAACTATTGTTTTTGAAGATAAACAACTATTGTTTTTAATAAGTCCATCGAAACGAAACATAGACAGCTGAGCGAAGTTAGTCAGCGGCGAAGTGGAGATTCGGTCAGTCGAACGGCGCGACAGTAAACCATGCGTCGGGAGCGCGGCGGGTTCAGGATGAACGGCAATGCTGCTTACACACTAATTACAGATCGCTTTTACTAGAGCGATGCGTAATTGATGAGGTGGCTATTCTTAAACACCCATGCAACAGTTTTGTAGAAGCAGTTAGCAAAGTTAGCGGAAAACTCGATGACACTAATATCATGGAGGAGGTAGATATATCTACTTTGGTACTAATTTTATTTACACAATGGATCAGGGCGTTTCTATGCGTCAAAAAGGAGGCTACTCTTCACCTCTAAAATGTAAGCTAGCACCCATTTCAGGAAATTGGATAAAGAAATGCCGACCTTTATAAAACCCAATATTGCTCATTTTCTCATATAGAGCATCGTAATGATCTGAACTTGCATCATACAACTCGCCCCGGACCAGAAAATTAGCCATAAAAAAATCCTTTGTTGAATGAAGAAAAATCAGTCTACGACTTTTCTTTGTCTATGGAAAGGAAGTAGGCGATCTCCGTGCGCGAATAAATATCCCGACAAACATTATTTTGGGCTGCCTTCGGGTGGCCTTTTTATTACCTCATATCTCAGTCGCTTCACCGAAGCGGCTTAGTTATGACAACCGGCGGCCATCCACCTCCCATTGAAACACTGAATAAATGCGTTGAAGTCTTGTATTAACCGTTCCGTTCGCCGCGATAAGGTCAAGAGGATTTATGAGCAACAAAACAGGCGGTCCAGCATTTCCACAATCAGGCGTATGCACTCCTGAAATTAACTCATGGGATAGCGAAGATTTTGGAGGTCAGGACTTAACCGTACGCGACTATTTCGCGGCTATCTCCTTCTGGCGAAAAAACCTTGCGTAGCACAACCTGGTACAACTATCCGAGAATTAATCAGTTAATAAGGGATGCGTAAGATGGCAGCTTTGCCTACAGGTGTCGAAATCAGAAACAATAAGATTTGTATCTGGTTTATGTACCGGGGAAAGCGTTGCCGAGAAATCCTAAAAGGTTGGATTAACACCCCGGCGAACATCAAAAAAGCCGGGAATCTTCGGGCTGTGATCGTTAGTGAGATCAACCTTGGAGAGTTTGATTACCACCAGCGCTTTCCTTCATCGTCCAGAGCAAAAAAAACCGTAACCACTGTTTCAGTTCAAACCTTTTCAGAGCTGTGTGAACTGTGGACGAGCATTAAAGAAACCGAAATTAGCGCGAATACCATGCGTAAGACGCGCTCACAACTCGGTACGTTAATGCACATCATTAACGGAGATACGCCTGTTTCAACTATACGCCACAGCGACATTCTGAAATACAGAAAGGAGCTGTTGAACGGTGAGACACTTTACCTGGCAAATCCCAGAAGTAACAAACAGGGACGCACTGTGCGTACCGTGAACAACTATATATCGCTTCTGTGCTCCCTTCTTCGGTTTGCACACAAATCTGGCTTTATCAGTGGCAAACCCTTTGAAGGGATCAAGAAACTACACAAAGGGAAAGTAAAACCGGATCCTTTAACGAAGCAGGAGTTTAGTTTGCTTGCGGCATCCGAGCGTGGCCAAAGCCTCAATATGTGGACGTTCGCAGTTTATACTGGTGTCCGTCATGGAGAGCTTGCAGCTCTTGCCTGGGAAGATATCGACTGGGAAAAAGGTACGGCTCATATACAGCGCAACCTTAATGCGCTAGGAATGTTCGTCCCACCAAAAACCGATGCAGGTGATCGAGTTATCACGCTATTAGAGCCAGCACTAGAGGCCTTGAGGGCACAGCGTACGCTGACTTCGTTACAGCCCAAAACCGAGATTGTTTTTCATCACCGTGAGTATGGTGCGATGGAATATCAGAACCTGCGGTTTGTTTTCATGCCTAGGATGCGCAAGGGCATACAGAAGGCCTACTACTCTTTATCGAGTATCGGCTCCAGATTTAACGCAGCTGTAAAACGTGCTGGTATTCGCCGCCGGAATCCGTACCATACGCGGCATACTTTTGCCTGCTGGCTGTTATCTGCCGGCGCTAACCCGTCTTTCATAGCCAGCCAGATGGGGCATGAAA